TAGACACCGTCCACGGTAAAGTGAACGGTGTTCTGGGTCTGGAACCTGTTGTAGTTCCACGCTCCGTTGTTGTTGACCTGTCCCTGACGCATGGCACCGCGAGAGAAGGCGATATTGCCTCCCCTCGCGTCTGTCAGGTTCTGTAGCATGAGCCGTCCTTCCTAGAACAGCTGCGGGATCGTCGGCATCACCGACGTGTCGAAGAACGTGGCCGTCACGTTGGTCGCGTTCAGGTTGGTAGTTCCCGGGACGAAGCTCGCCCCGACACCCACCTTGACCTTGAGCAGACCGATGAGGACGTTGTTCGCGACCACTGGCGGATAGACCGTGGTCCTGACGTTGGTCCCGCCGTTGCCGAGAGTGGCGGGGTCGACGATCTGACCTGCCGTTGTCGCAATGACGTTGGTGTTGTTCACCCAGATGCCGTAGAACACGAGGTTGCAGCCCGTGATGGTGGGGTGCCCTGTGCTGAAGGCCTGGTTGTCGGTCGGAGCCAGGGTCCCGTACACGCCGTCCACTGTGAACTGGACGTTGTTCTGGGTCTGGATCTGGTTGTAGTGACCGATGATTTGCGCTTGGCGAAGCGCGGCGCGCGAGTACGCGATGTTACCACCGCGGTCGTCGATGAGGTTCTGGTGCATGGTTGATCTCCTAGACCTGAGTGTTCAGGTTTGCGGCGGTGAAAGTGCCGATGTTGATGTTGACCGTCGCGTTGGAACAGTTGGTCTTGATGTTGTTGACCGCTGCCCCGATGTTGTTGACGTGGGTAGCGAGCGTCGCCAGGTCGGTTTGCATGGCGAGAAGGAGTTTCAGAATCTCCTTCTCGGACATGCTCCCGATGTGCAGTGCCCCTACCCGTTTCTTGACTGATTCCGTCATGGCATCCCCCTATTACGACAGGGCGGTGCGGGCGACTTCGCCGACAGCCATCCAGCCGTTGTTGGCGATCAGAACCGCCGACCAGAACTTGCCGGCGACGTAGCCGCGCTGCCCGAGAACGTCCGACTTGTCCTTCTGCGTGTGCGGCAGAATGGAGATGTCGAAGCTCTTGGAACCGCGCAGGGCGACGTCGAACACGCCGTAGTCGCCTACCAGAATGACTGGGTAGACGTCCGCGTTGGTATTGCCGGTCGCGAAGAGCGACGTTCCCGCAATCGCCGCACCGGAGTCCGCGTAGGACGCGAGCTCTGGCGACAGCACGAAGCGGAAGCGTTCCGCCGAACCGATTTCGTACTCGTTGATCGCGGTACGCTGGCCGTACTTGGCCGTCGGCACGAAGCCCGGGATGTCACGGATGTCCGAATCGAGGTCCGTGTGACCGAAGACGAGGAAACTCGCTTCGATCGCCGAGGTATCGTAGTTCGCGCTGGCCGACAGGATGCGGCTCTTGGGCCTGGCGTGGTTGGCGAGAAGACCTTGGGCGATCTTGCGCAGGAAGTTCAGGCCGATGGTGGCCGAAACCGTTGCGCGCGTGGTGCCGCCCGAGTAGAAGACGTTGGTGCTCGCCTTCATGGACCCGTAGCGAACCATTTCGCGGACGAGCCCCATGCGTTGACCCAGTTGGGTCTTCATTTCTTCGGGGATGTCGTCCTCGTAGAGGTCCGCGGTCTTGTCGGTGTAGCTGTACACGGCCGCGTACTGCTGCAGCTGCACGTTGACGTCCTGCGGCACGAGGGTTTCCGCGGCCGGGGTGACGCCTTCCGTGACGATGTGGGCAGCCGCCGTTACGGTCCAGCGGTTGATGGTGTTGGCGTTGGTCGTGGCTGCGCCATACGGCAGCCAGCGCCGGTACGTGATGTTGTCGCCCGAATTCTTCGGGAACGGCTTCATTTCGCATCCGAGCGCGAGGACTTCAACCGGGATCGCGTGAGCGAGGGTTTCGCCCTTGATCTGGTTGATTCGTGCGGCTGTTAGGCCGAATGTCTGGATTGACATGATGACTCCTTGTTTCGCCTACTTCTTCGCGACTTTCTTGTAGCCTGCGTTGAAGGCGGCTTCGTCGTCTTGCGTTGGTTGTCCCGGCGGCGCGCCGGCGGACCTGGGCATGACTGCGCCCTCGAGCCGCTGTGCGTTCTTTTCGTCCCGCTTTTGCTTGTCCGAGATTGACTTGGTGTGTGCCTGGTAGCCGTCGAGTAGGGCAATGGCGTCCTTTGCTGAACTGGAGGCCATGGCTTTGCCCTTCTCCGCCCACCACTGCGGATAGCGCTCGGCGAACTGACTGAAGTACGCCTCGGCCTTATCGGGCGAGTCGGCTTTCAGCAGTCTCCACTGCGCTTGTTCCGTCGGGGTCGGGCCGTTGGAAAAGGTCCACGCGGCGAACTCTGGCGTGTTGATCGTGCTCTCCCAGTCGTCGTGCTTGCTGTCGAGACGCGCGAATTCGCGCAGTTCCCGAGTGCTGGCGCTGACGTAGCCTTGGAGGTCACTTCTGAGGCCGTCCGCATCGAACGGCTTTTGCTGCTGCAGGCGGGTGTCGAAGTCTTTGAACCTCTCTTCGAGACCTGCCTTGAAATCGGGGAACGCCTCCAGCAGGGCAGTCCACTCCTTGCCGCTGTGCTGGGCATCCTGAATCTGTTGGGCGGACGGGGCCGCGCCACCGTCTTTGCGAACCGACTGCGCGGTCGCGAGTTGCGACTGGAGGGCGCCTACGCGCCCGGCAGTGACCTTGAGGTCCTGCTCGATCTTGTCGACCTTGCCCAGCTTGCCTGTGATGGCCTCCAGGTGAGTCCTGATGGCTGGCTGCACGCCTTCCCACGGGTCCTTGGCCGGCTCGGCGGCAGGCGCTGGGGCCGCCCCCGCTGCCTTGGGAGCGGGCTGCGACGTCTTCTCGGCGTCGGGCGCGGCCAGGGAGAGCGATGGCGATACCTTGTCGAACCCTACTCCGAAACTTGCTTCGTTCGCTGCTTCAGTCGCTGCTGCTTCTGTGTTCACTGGTGGCGTTCTCCAAATGAAAAGGCCCGCGAATGCGAGCCTTGGGGTGGTTCTGTAACCTCACCGGGGGCTTTTGGGGCCTAGTCCAGTGAGGGGTAAGTTCAATCCTTGAACAACTCATCCTCTGACGGCGTGGGCGGCTTGTCTGTGCCAAGGGCGAGCAATTCCTTCACCTCTGCGATACGGCCTCGCAGGGATAGCGTGTCGTCATGCGATCGCGGCTTGTCGTTGCGCTCGCGAAGTTGGGCGAGTCTTTTTTCGTAATGGTCTTGCAGGCGCTTCCATGTGGCGTTGTTGCGGTCGCCTTCGGTGAGGACAGGTTCGGTCATGGTTTCGGGTAGATGTTGTTGAAGCCGCGCTGCGTGCTGCCTGTCCCTTGCGGGTGCAGGGTGTCGAACAGATTGAAGTCCTTGATTCCTTGCATGGCGCGATTGATAAGGCCCGGCGCCTTGTCCTCTTCCGGGTGAGCGTGTCCGTATTCCTCGCTTCTGCTCTTTGCGGCAGTAACGGCTTCATCCAGAGAGTCGTATGGGCGCTCGCCAGGCAAGTCCTGGCCGGCCTTCGGCGTATTGCGGCCGTAGACGTTGTAGAACTTCCCGTCGCGCTCGACGGTCTCCGACTGTTCGTGGCTCATGCCTGGAAGGCCTTGCCTGGGGCCGCGCGCCCGGGTGGCTCAACAGGCGGATTGATGACCGGCGGCGGATTGTGGTGCTTGTGGAGTTCGACAGCGTTGTCGTTGGCAGCAAGTTGCTGCTGCGTGCGCAGTTTCATCGCGAGGCCGGCGAGGTCGGCCTTGATCTCTTCGATGGTCTGCTCGCTCACACCCTGCAGCTTCATGGCCTCGATGTGCTCGTCCATGGACTTGAGTAGCGCGTCGACCTGATGTTTGCGCTCGTTCTGCTGTCCTTCGAACTGCTGTTCCTTGGTGAGGCGCGCGTCCGCGGCCTGCGCCTTGATCTGCTCGACCTGAATGCGCGGATCGGCTGGTTTCTGGCTCAGGCGCTCGACGATCTGCTGCCACTTGTCGTCGTCGAATTCCCAGTCAGCCGGATTGAAGCGCATGGCCTTGATCCACTGGTTCATCGCCTTCTTCGGGTCGATTCCGTAGACAGGGTTGCCTGCGATCTTGAGCATTTCCGGTATGTGCTGGGTCTGCAGGTCGCGCTCGACCAGAGCAGTTGAGCCGCGGGCGTCGATCGAGAAGTCGCCCTTCTGGCTGTCCTTGCCGTACTGGAGAATCCAGGTGTAGTAGCGCCTGATGTGCGGCTTGGTGATGTAGTCGTCGAACGTGCGAGCGAGTCTGCGCAGCACTGCCGAGGCATTGTTGAAGAGCATCGTCATGCCGCCGACGGTGTCGGGCGCCGTGCCCTGCTGGCCTTGGAGCAGCATCGGAAGGCCGGTCGCGTCCTCCATGAGCTTCATGCCGTACTGGACGATCTCGAGGAGTTCCTTCTGGCGGCTCGGGATGTCGAAGAACGTCATGGCTTTCCGGACGTCGTCGTTGTCCGCGTCCTCGGTGAAGCGCCAAATCTTTCTTGGCGTCAACGTCATCGTGCCGTCGGCGGCCTCGATCTGAGTGCCCATGACGATCTGCACGCCAGCCGAGAGACCGGCATTGTCCATCATGTTCCGTACCGCGGCCGTGGTAATGCGTTGCGGCGTGCGGCCGTGACGTCCGACACCGTTACCCCACGGCATCCCCTGTTTGCGCTGCCACGGCATGACGTCGTAGGGGAATTCGCCGGAGTCCAGCGGATTCATAACCGCCTTGACGACGCGGTCGTTTATCATCGTGATGATGGCCGGAATGCTGTCGCCCTGGTCTTCGCACTTGCAGCCGGCCACGCCCATCTGCGCCTGATTCAGGGTGCCGTACCGATACCAGACCTCGAAGCGCTTGTCTTCGGGCTGCTCGTCTTTCTTCTTCGTCTCAGCGATGGCTTTCTGCGGGCCCTCCTCCAAGCATTTCTGGAGTTCGTCCTTGAGATAGCCCATGCCTTCGCGCAAGTCCTCGACCTGCTTGCGCGTCAGGTAGTCTCGCTCCCAGAAGAAGGAGCCGTTGTGGATGTTCTCGCCGCACGATGGGTCGGGGAAGCAATTCCAGGGATCGACGCGATTCGACGCCGGCTTGATCTCCTCCTTCACGATGAGCGTCGTGATGGCGGCCTGGGCGGCGTTGAAGAGCGACTTGATGCCGCCGATGATCTTCTGCAGGACGTTCTGCTGGTCGGGCTGCTGGCCCTGCGCCTCTCCAAGGGCGATGATGCGGCGCTTGACCGGGACAGGGCCTTTGAGGACGCCAGTCCCGATACGGGCGGCGTCCTCGATGACCTTCCTGACCTCTGCTGTCCACTGGCCCTCGACGTGCCAGTCCTCGATCTGATCCTGGGCTGCCTCGGCCTTCTGCTGGGCCTCGGCGATCATCTTCTGGGCCTGCTGCTGCAGCTGGAGCGGGTCGGCACCCATGGCGGCTGCCTGCTGCTGTAGGCCTTCCGGCATGTTGCCTTCGGCCACGTCCACGAGATCCGGGATTGGCGTGGGCTTGATTCCCCACGAACGGTCGTCGTTCGGCAGTAGCATGTCGGAGATACGCGCCGAAGCCGCGTCGACGTAGGGCCTGGTGATGTTCGGGAAGACCTTGCTGCGCGACGTCGCGATCGTCGGCGGCGTCGACTGACCGGGCGGCTTGGTTCCCCAAGTGGCACGGGCTTCATCCCGGTTAACGTCGTCGATGCCCTGATAGAACTCCTCGTCCTCCTGCCACTGCTGTTCTATGCCTGACTGCGACCTCCAGTTGATCGCTTCCTTGCGTTCCCCGGATAGGGCTTCGGCAATCGCGTGCAGATCAGGGTCGTCAGCGCTCGTCGGCGCCGGGGCGAAGTCGTCGGAACGCGCCACTGGCTACTGCCGCATCGTGTTGACGCGGCGGATCACGGCGGACACCGTGATGTCGGTCACTGCTCCCGCGGTGTTGCCCAGATTAGGTCTCGCCAAAGCAACGGCCTCTTCAGATTGTTCAAGCGCCGCGGAGGTTTTGCTGATCGAAGTTCCTTGCGGGTCCGTAAGAGTCTGAAAGTTTCCTCCGCCATCGTTTGATCCCTCTATGGCACATGTGGCGTTGTTGAAGGTGCCGTTGATGTGGAAGCTGCGGTCGGCGTATTCGGCGAAGGCGATCGAGGCCCCGACGTTGTTCGTGCTGTTCAGGCCATTCCAGACGACCTTCAGCACTGACCTGTCTCCGTTGATAGAGAGGTCGGTGATGACTGGGTTGATAGTTGCCATGATGTCTCCCTATTCGTATTTCAGTCCGATATTCGCTTGTGCCGAATCTGCCGCACCCAGAGCGGAAGCAAGCGTCAATGTGAGAGTGTGCTTTACGAGAGATACGGTCATTGGAACCGTCTCGTGCAAAATCACAGCCTGCGCTGGGTTACCTTTGAAGTCGAGGTTGAAGGGAGACTGAGACAAATCTATGGATACGTCGGTGCTCGACCCGTCTCCGAAAAGAACAACGTTCACGAAACTCAACGAAGTTCTTGAAATTGACACGTCGTTGTTATCGAAAGCGTTTGCGAATTGCAATGCCATGGTGTTGCTCTCCTATCTGCGCCCGCGTCTGCGAGCTCTGGTGATGTAATCGCCTGTCGATGTATTCACAGGCGGCGGAACGAAACTTCCTGCCGAAATGCCGCTGTAGTTCAAGGCTGTGTGTTGCTGGTCGCCCTGGCTGATCGTGCCGTCCGGCATCGGAGGAAAGACGAAGGACGGCTTCATCAGTTGCACCGACGACGCGCGCTTCGACCGTGTGTCGAGCGGCATTACGGCCCGCTCACGATGTTGCCGCGCGTGTACGTCGTGTTGTCGTCCGATACCGTGGCCTTGTGATCCACCGTGGAAGCGTCGGCGTTGAAGACGGACAGCGTGTTGTTGGTCTGCGTGACCTTGCTGATCGCAAACTTGTAGAGGTAACTGATCTTGCTGGCGAGGTCTGGCCCGGCTGGCGGCGTTCCCTGTGCCGGCGACGAATAGGTGTCGGTAGCGAGAGCCGCGACGACTTGAGTCTTGACCTGTGCCGGTGTGGCCCTGGTGCTGACGGCGGCGTCGACCAACTGTGCGTTCAGGTTGATGACCGAGGCCACAGTGCCGCCCAAGTTGCCGATCACGTTTCCTACATTTCCCGTTACGGAACCGACACTTCCGGCGAGATTGCCGCCGATATTGCCGGTTACGTTGCCGATGTTGCCGGTGACACTGGCGACCGATCCAGCTACGTTGCCGCCGATGTTGCCGGTCACTGCTCCGACGTTCCCGGTCACGCTACCCACTGTTCCGGCTACGTTGCCGTTCACGTTGCGAATGTCGACATCGTTGAAGACGACGCGCCCGCTGATCGCGTTCGAGTTGTAGGCGCGTTCCGTGATGGCGTTGGAGTTGAACACGGCAGCCGTGATCGAGTTGGCCG